ACTTAATGATGAGAACGAATCTCACCCTTCAATGCGTCTTTAACCATCATATCAAAATCTGACACAACCCGACCAGTAGCGTCAAAGGCTACGTCACGTGCGCGGTACTTTTCCATTCCAGTCACTGCTCCATGAACGTGACCATAGAAGTGTACTGCACCTCGGTGCATTTGATCCCATTCCCAGATAGGGTAGTGCATCATAATGACAAGTTGACCATCGTGATTGTATCTCAGGTACTGATGAATTTCCTTAAACTCATTTCGGAATCCAGGGTCGTTCAACAGTTTCCGATCATGATTACCTTCAATCAGTATCTTAGTACCATTCAATCTACGCAATATAGCGATAGCATCCTTGCTAGGCAAGAAGGCGAAATCACCTAAGATGAATGTTTCATCATCAGGCTTAACATCACGATTCCACTCGGAGATCATTACTTCTCGCATATGGTCTGTGTCGGTGAACCCAAAACGGGTCACCGGACAGAACTTCATAATATTTGCGTGACCAAAATGCAGGTCACTTGTAATCCACTTTTTCATTTTCTTTTTCCAATTCTTTCTGCTATCAACAGTTTCAACTTTTGGCGATACTCATTGTGCCAACTGAATTCAAACTTAGGGTGTTCTTGCACAAACTTTTCGGCCTGCTTCAACAGTGCCTCAAGTTGTTTTGTTGACTTAGAAGCATAGTGTGCTTCATGGTCAAAGTGATTTGTATTGTAACCCATACTATGCTCCTTTCTTAAAAACTAAAACTTCGTACCCATTCAAATTGAGTACTCGCAGGAACCCACTTGAATTGAGACTTTTTGCGATCGGCTTGTTCCCAGTCTATACAGACCATTACCCAGCCTCGCTCTGATGAGAAGCCCACGGTGTCAGCTACACGCATAACCTGAACAACTCTGTCCTTCATCTTTGCGACTACAACTGTCATACAGGCTCCTTTCATTTAATAAGTGTATTATACACCCAAAATGTTTATTTGTCAACTGAGTACTTCTATACTCGTTCTCTCTTTACTCGGCCTATTCGGCTAGCCTTGTTCCAATCATACGCAATGCCATCTGGACACTTGCCGTCTTTAATTGAATCAACACCGAATCTACCTACAATTTCAAACTCGCCACCTTTTATAGTAACGAACTCTGCTACTGTCTTAGCATAAGACATTGCCAAATCTAAGTCAGTAAATTCTACGGAGACATCTCCATTAACTACTTTATACATTTTATTCCTTTACGCAACTAACCAATTATCATTTTCTTTCAATTCAATTGATTCAGATCCGTCATATTCATTTACTTTAAACAAAGCACCTTCTGGCATCCATTCTACTTTCAAGTCTTTCATACCACCTGTATATATATCTGGATACTTTAATGTTACATATGTTGCTAATTCATCAAACTGTTCTTTCTCAACAAACTTTACGATTGCTGGATCAAACAGTATTTCAGGATTATCATAGTTCCATGTGTACCATCCTGCGCCGAAGCCAGGACTATACAACACTGCTACCTTTCCATCTTCACTTAACTTGTTCATTCTATACTCCTAAAAGTTCGCCAATCATCAATGTTTGGCTTTTCATCTTCGTCATAAGTCCAACCCAGTGCCTTCATCATGCGATGCTTGACCAGCAAGTTAGGGCTACGGAATCTTCCCGTGTCTTCAAAGCCCATCATCACACCAACTTCACACACTGCACCACTACGGCAGATACCTGCATAGCAATGAACCACAACGTTCATTCTATTGTCCTTAGCATGTTGCAACAGTCGGACTAATTCATTTGCTTGCTCTTGACTGCAACGCATTGCCTCATCCAATGCAAAATCATTCTTTTCAATATCTAAGAATTCAAAATTATGAATCTCTTTGAACTTGTGGGCAGGAACGGGTCTCCAACTTGCCGGGTCAACAATGCTAATCAGCATACTATTCTCGCCGGCTTCGTGATGAAACCTAGTTGGTATATCAGCGGCCGCTACGTTTTCAATCCACATTTCTTATCTCCTAATATAGTATTGTACTACATTTTGGATTTAATGTCAACGTATGCCGATTAACATAAATCTGTTGTATGTAATACTTGGGTATTCAAATTTTTTAGTGCCAATGTATAAGTTTTTTGTTAACTGATATCTATTCAGAAACGAACCTATATTTGGACTTGGTTGTTTAATAAACCACGGGTCGGATGCATCTACTACATCACTTGTCTGTAGACACACTAGTGTACCTTTATTGATGTTATTAAACCAATTAGTACTGTCCATATGTTCCAAGCTACAGTTTATTATCACTTGCGGACCTTGTAAGTCATAGTTAGAAACATCACCTACTATGTTAGATAGCTTCTTCTCTATGATCCAAGGCTCACATATCTTATCAGCCATATTTACTACGTCAGGATCAATATCTATACCAACGATGTTATCGTACAGTTTTCTATTGCGTGACAACATCAAAGATCCTAGTAAATTGTACCAGCTACCTAATATAAACACATTGGCTTGCTCAGGTAGATGCGGTTCTAATTGTTCGCACAACCAAATCTTGCTCAGTAGTTGACCATGCGAGAATGCTGATAAATCTATATTCATGTGCTATTTATTACGTGTTCTTGGCTAGATATAGGAATGACCGGTCACTCTCACCACAAGAGCCCCGGTCTAAGTTGTTACACTGTCCACGTTCTTTTCTATTTAGACGGGATAGCGTCCCCGCCGTTGTGATTTCTCAAGTCGCTCTTAAATAGAGCCTTGCAGTAGATCCAATGCACTGTGCTAGTATCGTATCTAGCAATTACGCACTTCCTTAACGTAGAAGTGTAGCCGGGTTTTAGAGAACAGATGCGTACTTTCGCAGAGGCATCTGCCGTGTTACTCTATTTATGAAAGATCGTAACGATCCTTCATTACTGTCTTCAACATGATAGCTTCTGGTGTGAAGTCTTCCAAGTCACCTGACAGTACAGATGTTGCTACAGCTGGGCTGAAGCCTGATACAAGAGCGGTACCGCTCTTGTCGAACTTGACAGGGGTGTTGCCGTATGCGGCGTTCAAGTTCCAGAACACTACCTTAGGCAGTGTGTAGCCAGCTTCAGTGAACTTGCGTTCCATCATCTTGATTGCTGATTCATCCTTGCCATCAACAGCTCCGTCGAACTGCATGTCAGAGAAGATAACAAGAGTTTCAGGCATTTCTGCTTGTGGAACCTTGTTAGCAACTGCGGTCTTGAGGATTAAGTCAAAAGCCGCATTCAAGTTGGTGTTAGCAACTTCGCCGGTGTTCATTTGGTCAATCTTTTGATTGATGTTACCCTTCAAGTTGACCAACTTAGGAGTGCGACTGAATGTTAGGAAACAATCAGCGAACTTACCCTTGTTCTTGTCAGCAAAGTACAAGCCAAGAGACAGTGCAATATCTAGACAGGTCAAGCCTGACTTAGAATTGTAACCACCTGCTGAACATGTCATTGAACCTGACGAGTCAACCATTGGCAACACATTAGCGTCACCAACGTAGTTAGGCAATGCGTCCCATTGCGCTTGCAATGCGTCCAATTCTGTCTTAGACATACTTGAACGAGAGTACTTGTTGATAGCACCCTTCAACACATCGTAGGGGAACACTGCGCCTGCGTTAATCTTAACGCCTGCTTCACCCTTAATCAACTTAGTTACGTATTCAGCGTAAGTTGTGCCATTACGGCCAAACGCCTTCTTGTAACGTGCATGTGCCACTGAAGGAACATGATTGTAGTTGATGTTATCCCAGTCCTTAGCACACATTTGTGTTTCCACAACAGTAGTCAAAGTTACCAATGACTTACGGTATTGCTTAGGAGTCATTCCGAAGAATTCACGGATTTCACGTGCGACTTCACCCTTACGAGGAGTCCACTTTGCCGCAAGACCATTACGTGCGCGGAGCGCATCGCCAAGCATAGCGTATGCCTTAGCCTTTACAGGCTGAGTCTTAAACACTAGCAAGTCATCGTAACGACCAATTTCTGGGACCTTTGCCATCAAACGCATAGCGTCTTCTGGCGCATTCTTTTCTAGATAGACAAGAATGTCACGGAACACTTGACGTTCACCGGAACCACCACGGGCATCACGTGCCCACTGTGCAATTCGCAGTGCGAGGTCAATGTTTTCAGCGTATGCCGCAACGAATGCGGGTACGATGTTCTTACCACGGCTTGCGCCGATATTGTAAAACAAGTCTACACATGCGTTAGCACTTGACTTGCGAGCCAGCATACCGTTAGTGGTACGGACTTCTTGGTTCTTGATTGCTTCTGCGAATTGCATTATAGTTCCTTTCTATGTGATTTGCAACAGGATGCGCTTTTTTACTATTATGAAAAGTATTAAAGTTGCTGAATGCATCCTAAAATTAATTATACTACAGTTTTGTTTATTTGTCAACTGTAGTAAGTGTAAAACAGGATCGTTGTTGACTGCTTTTTGAATAGGGCCATCACTCCTATTTCGTTAGTCTTGCTTCAATAGATACCTTCAACGATTCGCAGTTTTACGTGCTTCACTCCAGTAGTCTACCACAGTGTCTAACAGTCCATATAAAATGTATATGTTGCTGAGCCGATCCTAAAAATTCTTTAACGGGATGTCCGGAGAACGTAATTTTATTTTCTGGTTCTACTGTAAACTCCTAGAACCCTATCAACATTCATGTTGCCTATCTAGTAATTGTGTCTGCTACTAGCAACATAGACTGTCTTTCCAATCTGTCATCCATTCCTTGAGCGTCTAGTTGCCTAGAAGTATTGCTACTGTCCTACGACCACTTTCTATGGTAATTACTTTAGTTTTTTAGTATGCTGAAATCATCCCTGATTTATTAGCTTCAATACATGTATTGTATAACAAAATTGCGTTATCGTCAATACATTTTGGGTAACATCTTGGCGGAAGCGGTGAGATTCGAACTCACGGGACGCTTTCACGTCCGGCGGTTTTCAAGACCGCTGCCATAGACCACTCGGCCACGCTTCCGTCATAAATATACTTATGAACACATATGATGCCATTACAAAAACCGGTTTACTGATTCACTTATCTATGAGTGAGAGTAACACTGGTTATATTCTAGTACATGATTTAGTTGATTTGAAATTAACAATCAAATTCTTCACTGATGTTGAATCGGCATTATCGTTTATTCATTCATTATGAGTTCAGAAAACAACTTTATGATTCTATACAATGCATCTCGTAATCTACCACCATACCAGCCAACTGCCACGTGGTGTGCTAATGCAGTATACAAGAATGATGAATCTCTGTTACGAAAAGAATCAATAAAATTTGTCCCTGATAATTTTCTCAAAACTAAGAGAGAATTTATCAGAGACAAATTATAATTGGCATCCCCCTAGGGACTCGAACCCCAACGAACGGTTTTGGAGACCGCTATGCTGCCATTACATCAGAGAGATATATTAATGTTTCTTACCGATTCGTTTTAGGTATTCTCTACCTACTAGTCCTGCTTCAACCTCTTGAAGTGCTGTAACAGTCGGGCCTGCTTTAGTAACTAGTTTTGGTTTGTGTCCTCTTTGCAATTCTCTTACTCTAGCTGCCGCAATTAAAACTAAATCAAATCGGTTTCCCACTTGATTCACTGCTTCTTCACTAGTATAACGTATTCTGCTTTCTGACATTTTTCACTTTCGGTTGTTATTAATCTTGGAGCGGGTACCGAGAATCGAACTCGGGCTCTAACCTTGGCAAGGTCACAGGCTACCATTACATCATACCCGCACATTTGGTACATCGTGACAGGATCGAACTGCCGACCTTCTCCGTGTAAAGGAGACACTCTACCGCTGAGTTAACGATGCATAATTCTATTTAGCCACCTTGATCGGAGTCTTTTACATTTCCCCAATCAACGTTTTTCTTTTCTATTTTTATGTCGGGAAGCGGAGGGGGAACATATCGTTCTTTCTTCGGCTTCTCTCCAAATATTTTGTCCATGTTTTGATTGAACTCACCTGGACTTACACTAAACGGGCGGGGCCTTGAACCTTTGCTCATTTAGAGTCCTTCCTCGCACCTCGTAGTTCGTTCTTTGCAATCTCAACATAACTACGAATGAATGCTCCGCGTTGATGCGGATCACGAATATTAGCCGCTGAAATCTTTATTAGCTTACCGATTTTAACGGCCTTTGAATCATAACCTCTACATGTCATACTGTCTTCCTTTGTTAAACTTGGTCGGAGTACAAGGATTCGAACCTTGGACCCCCTGGTCCCAAACCAGGTGCGCTACCAGACTGCGCTACACTCCGAATAATCTTACCAGTAATAGATATGAGGCTTACGACTTACAT